GAGTCGTAGAACTCGTTTAGCGCAACGTGCTTGGCGTAGCTTCTAGTCCCCAGATGCACACTGTGGGTGACATCGCGCGCTAAAAACAGCGTACCAATAAAGTCTGCGCAGCTCATTGTGTCATACCCATTTGTTGAGCAACCACCATGTCGCCAGCCGTCATGACATCTTTCAGCGTCTGCATGACAACATCTTGAACCTGATCAGGCGTCATGCCCGCTTGCACAGCTTGAATACGCTTGGTTTCCGCATTGTACTCGTCAATGCGCAGTTTCTGCGCTTCCATTGACTTGCCGACGTTTTGGAGCATGTTGTACATCTGCTCCATCTGCGCCTGCATCGCCTGAATCTGCTGATTGGCCGCTTGCAGCGCAGGATCGTCGTCTTCTTGCAGCAGCTTGGGATCGATCATTTTCTTCAAGCGCTGCGCCATCTCTTGTGCGCCTGGCCAATCCATGTTTTTGACAAACAGATCGCCAGCCGCCGCCCACAGGTTTGGATTGCCTTGCAAAATTTGGCTCATCGCGTCCATCGACTCCTGACGCTTGGTCAGGTAGCTCGGGCCGGTGGTGACCTTGACGTCGTACTTGCCAACGCCAGGGTTGTAGATCTTTGCAACCACCACGCCTTGCTCGTTTACCATCTTTCGCACGGGTTCCGGCTGGTTCGGGTCGAGCCGCACCATCTTCGACTCGCCATCCACCCCGATTACTCGCGCGATACGCTGCGTGTCATAGATTTTGGGGATCAAATCAACCAGTTGCCGCCCAACGTGACGGATCGCCCGCGCCAAGTTGTCAACGTAGTGGTACGTACCAACGTCACCCTCGCGCTGACGGGCCAAAATAGCCCTTCCAGACCGCTCATTTGACGTCATTCCGAGGCTGGCGTTGTACTGCCCTGTAGCCGCTTTAATGTCCTCAGAAGCCCCCATTTTGGCCTGAATTAGGCCAGTTTGGGCCATCGGAGGCTGTGCCCGCTGCGGTAACGGCAAAATATTGCCTGCTCCGTCGGTCACATCAGGGTTTACCTCAAGATAGGGGTAGTTCTGCGTGTTGGCAGTCTTCCACTTCTCTTCGTACCCTTCAAACTGACCGCCGTAGCCAATAAACGGTGCTTTGGGCGCAAGCGCCAGCATCTCGGCTTCTTGGCTCACCCAGTAGTTGTACATCCGCTGGGCGTCTTTGGCGTTCCTGACCAGCCCAGAAATCTCAAGCTGGCCTTCAATCGACCACTCGTTACCGATCACGCGGATGACGGGGATGTACGCACCCGCCCACTCGCGTTCTTCGATGATCTCGTAGCCGTTGGTCTTGCACCATTTGATGCGTTTAGCCTGCAATTTGCGTTGACGGGTCGGTTTTAGGCCCATTTGACGCAGCATTTTGTCCTGTGGCGTGCCTTGGTAAGTTGTCGTGCCGTCAGGGTACAAATTGAGCGTTTCTGCCTTGTAATCGCAGTAGAAATACTCTGCAATCCGCACTGTCGTCTCAGACAGCCATTGCGACAGCGCTTGGTCGCCCACGCCTTGCACCATGATCGAGCTGACCGGCATGGCGTTGGGGTACATCCGCTCGTAATCGGCTTTCAGAATGTCTTCGGTAATAAAGCACCACTCGGCATCCGCACCGCACGGGTCTTGGATCGTCGGGTCCATGTAGACCGAAAAGCTGTTGCGGATACGACCGATCTTGATGTCCTGATCAAAGCTCGTCTCGTCGCAATATTCGGTCAGAATCCGAATGTAGCCTTCGCCGTACGTCACCTGGTTGTCACAGGCGGTGTCGTACGCTACATCGGCGTCTGAAATGTATTCGATATGACGAATCATGCCGTCGAAAATCTCTGCGACCTCGACATCCGCGTCGTCATCGACCGGGATGACGTTGGGCGACGGCCTGTTCTGCCGCTGCTCGTTGGTCACCTGCCGCACGTGCTGCGGCAGCTTGTTGATCGTCAGGCACGGGCGCGCGTTGATGGTTTGGCCTTGCACCGACCCTCGTACAGACAGCACATCCGCCGGCCACTGATAGTGGTTGTCGGACGAGCCTGCCATAAACCGCAGGTCGTCCAACTGATCTTCTCGCGTGTCGCTGTACGCGGCCACCGCCATCTTGAAGCGACTGCGCATCTGCGACAGCTTATGCGCAGTGTCCTTGTCCGGCGCGCCACCTACATCCGAGACTTCTGCCGCGCCAATGATGCCTGTCGGGTCGTAGGCCATTATTTCTTCTTGGCGGCTTGCCGTTTGGTGGAGTACGCAATGGCCACAGCCTGTTTAACAGGCTTTCCGGCCTTGACTTCAGCCGCTACGTTCTTGCGGAAGGCGGCTTTGCTGGGCGACTTGACGAGTGGCATGGCTATTTCTTCTTGGCTGTTTTAGCGCTTTCTTTGAACGCTTTGGCGGTGGGTGCGCCCGGTGCGCCGGGTTTTCTCATCTTCTCGCCCGATCCGGCTTTGATGCGCTCACGTTTGGCTGCGATGTTACTGTAAAGACCTGGTTTCATATCAGCACTTCCATCGTTTGAGCGCCGCTTTGGCGCGTTCGCCATCTTTGGCCTTGGCGGCTACTCCACCCATGCGTGCGCAGAAGCTAGCCTTGCGCCCCTTGTCTGCTTCTGTCTTGGGGCTAGGCGCGGGCGCTTTTAAATTGCTGCCGGTCGCGCGATTGTATTTTTCACGCCCCTTGGCCGTCAGCCCCGCGCCTTGTTTGGTCGGCAGCTTCTCGCCGCGCCCCACTGACAGGCTGACAGACTTCTTGGTCATGCGCCCATCCAGCCGGTTGCGCCTGCGGTGCGGTCGCTGTAGTGGCGACGGGGCATGGCTGCGCGGGGTTCGCGGGAGGCGACTGGAAATGCGAACGTCACCGCGATCGCATCGGCGGCGTCAGGAGAAGCTAGACCCCTGGCTTTCATATCCTTCTTGCTCTCCAAGAAGATCGTACCGCTTGAGTCGGGTTTGGTCTTCGGCCCGGTCAGATCCGCCTTCAGTTGCCTGTCTGGCGCGATCGACGCGGTTTTTAACCAGTCCCGCAGCGCACCCCACAGCTCAGCGCGCTTGTTACCCCACATCACTTGGTTCTTGGCTTTCCAGCCAAAGTTGACCCCACGCACCTTATACCGCTGTTCGACCAGCCGGTCAAGTATGCCGTACCCCAGCCCACCCTCGTCAATCACCGTCAGCGTCGGCTTGTACTCCTCGATCGCGTCGATGACGTGCCCCACAGTCGTCATCGTATCATCGCCCCGGTACCGCTTGATTGCGATGATGTCACGCCCTTGGCGCACCGCGATGACCGTCGAGTCACCGCCCGATCTGGCTGGGTCGATGCCGATCACAATTGGCGCTGTTTCGTCTTTGTGCTTGGGTCGGCCAAACGCCTGATCGACCAGCGCGGGTCCAATGAACTGATCGTCGCCCGCGCTGGGGAATTCGCCGTACACCTCGACCTTGGCCTGTATCGAGTCTTCGCCGTACTCCGCGATGATTTGTTCGTAGACCTGTTTGTCGGTGTCTTCGACATCACGGGCGTCGATGTTTTCGGTCGACCAAAAGTCGCGCTTGGAGTTGAAGCACTCGAAGAAGTAGCCTTGGTTGCGGCGCGGGTTGGAAAAGGCAAACCAGAACCTGTGCGGCGTGTTTTCTGTGAAGAAACCAGCGGCCACCTGCCAGATTGAGTCTGGAATACCTGACGCCTCATCGAAGATCAAACACACGCCGTCCAGGTTGTGCAGACCGGCGTAAGCGTCCGGGTTCTCTTCCGACCACAGGCGTCCCTCGATTGACCAGAAGCGCGTGCCTTTCTTCAAGTCCCGCTCGACGATCTCCGCCAGCCACTTAGCTGGCGCGACCTTGGTTGCGCTGATCTCAAACCAATGGCTGTTGATCATCATCGCCAGCCACTTGGTGATTTCTGACCAGGTGATACTGCGAAGCTGCGCCTCACTGTTGGCCGACACGATCGTCGTGGATCCTATGCGCGTGGAGAGCATCCACAGCACAAGCCAACTGACTAGCGCAGACTTACCGATCCCCCGGCCTGACGCTACCGCAGACCGCAAGACGTTGTAATCAACCCGCCCACTGTTGTCTTTGATGTGCTGCGTGATCTTCCGCAACACCTGGCGCTGCCACTTGCGCGGGCCTTTGTAGTTGGCCAGTGGCGTGCCGTGCTGCCCCCACGGGAACGCAAAGTTTACAAACGCTTCCGGATCGTCTTTGATGCGCGGCTGCCAGAGCCGCGTCATCAAGAGCATTTCATCAGAGGCGTTGTAGATCGGCTGCTGCAAGTGTTGGCTCCAGTCGCTCTGTTACCTGCACGTCAATGACGCGCTGCTCTGCTTTCTCAAGCGC